GTTTGGGTCCACAAAGGCCCCCCCGGGTGACAAAAAAAGTGCCATGGGTAGGTCAGGGGCTATCGCCCAAAAGGCATCCTCCAACTGTAAAGGGCCAAAGTACAACCTTGTGGTGGCCAAGTGACCTATCCAGAACATCCCTTATTAAAAGGGATTCTAGTTTAAAAACCATGGAGCAGGTCCTCAAGTCTATGGCGGAGGATATCTGGGCGTCCCTTGGACCCGGCTACTCCGAGTCCGTGTATCACTGCGCCTTTGAGGTGGCTCTCCGTCGGGAGGGCATCTACTACGAGACCGAGCGCATCGTCCCGGTGTACTATGCTGGTCTAAACGTCGGACACGTCCGGGCAGACCTCATCGTGGATCGCAAGGCTGTCATAGAGCTCAAGTCGGTAAGTAAGCTCAACGAGACTTACCGAATTCAGACCCAAAATTACCTCAAGCTCCTGGACCTCCGCGAGGGTTTCCTCATCAACTTCCCTGACAAACGCAGTGCGCTCGAGTTCGAGCGTATCGAGCGCGTCGAGAATCCCGCCCCCGAGATACTAGACATGTACTAGGGCTTCCTGTTTTGAAATCAGCAAGTAGCTATGAACTGCCAAAGCAACTCTTCGCATATCTTTTCCCATATACGGTCCTGGATATAGAGCTTCTCCTTGGACTTGAGCAATGGAAAACACGGAAGATATTCATCGTGTCCGAGCAGTTCCACCATTTTGTACAGTACGAAACTGTAGGACAGGAAGTTCTTGCGGTTCGCCGGCTTGTGTTTCTCGAATGGGGCCTGGATCGCGTGGAACATGAGGCGTAGTTTGTCCTCGAGTTCCTGGGGCATCGTCGGGGGTGTGATGCCGCTCAAGATCGTCGCGATGTACGGAACGTGCTCATAGTACTTCGCGTAGCCGAGCTTCTTTAGGAGGCCCTTGACCTTTTCATGTGTAATTTCAGCAAGGTCCTTAATCTTCTGTTTCTTAAACTCCGTCCGTAGTCTCGCCAGGACCTCCTCGGGGACGTTCGTCGACTCCTTGGCCTGGAACTGGCTGATCCATTCGTTGAAGTGGTTCTCGCGCTTGTAGGAATAGACGATGTTCTTCTCGAGCTCCTGCTCCTCCTTGAACCCGACCTCCTCCCCGAGGACATAGTCTGACCGGCCACACGCGTGGCAAATCTCCTCGCTCAGGGCCTCGTCAAGGAATTTTGTATAAAAATTGCCACACCCCTTGCAAGGGGCCGTGAAGTACGCCTTTTCGGGGTGGCCATCAGTATGTTCATTCTCGACCTCGTGGAGGTATTTTTTATAGATGTCATTTCGGGCGACGCCCTTTCTGGACGCGATGGTCAGGTTCGCGACCCTTTTGACTTCGGTCGGAGCCTCTATTGAATCTGTTGTCGTGTATTCCTTGAGTATTGGCATACACGACAGGAGATATTCAGCCATTTCCTCCTGGGACCTGCACCCCCTCATTCGCTCCTCGTACCTGGCTTCCATTCTTTGGTTCGAGTGTTATACTTTTAAGTCCTCATTTTACTCCACCTTGGGTGCCAAATAGAACTTCAGGTCTCCGAGGTTCGCAATTGTGTAACGAAATACGATGGGCATATCGACATCCTGCATCAACTGGACCGACGAGCACATGTTGGTCGCCTTTGTGAAGAGGTTGATGTACTTGAGGCTGAATGTCCCACCGGACTTGGCGGTGGCCGGGGCCCCAGGGAACTCCAGTGTCGTCTTCTGGTCCGCAAAGTCGCCCCGACAGCTCAGTTCGAGGATGTTTCCCTCGCGCCAGATGTCCATCTCGTTAGACAGGTTACCCATGTCGCGGGTGATCCTCTGAAAGTCCACGGAGGGCATGGTCGTCACGGTGTTCAGTTGGACGTCCGGTGCCTCCAGGGGCTCCTCGTTGATGTCCAGCAATTTCAATTTGAAATTGGTCGCGGACTTTTTCTCCGGGTTCTCGATGTGAATCTCCATAAAGTCCCGGCCCTCGATGCGGGCAAAAAGGGTGTCCTGTCCGCTGACCGACTTGAGGAGCTTGTAGACGTTGGCCATGTTCAGACCGGCCACAATCTCGCTAGGGCACTCGTACTCCTCAAAGTTCTCGGCCCCAAGAGTCATGTGGACCAGCGTGACGCGGGCCGTGTCGAGAGTCAAGATGTGAATACCATTTGCATCGAAATAGACATTCACATCATTGATGATATCCTTGAGGACCTCGAAGACGGACTTGAGGGCGGATGCCTGGATAGTGCGAAAATGCATCTTTGTTTTTGAATGCGGTAAACCTTTAACTTTGAGGATCACGTAAAAAACATTGCACAAGCTCGGTCGCTACGCGCCCGACCTTGGTCCTCACCCCTGTCTCGCCTTTTGGTACGCGTCCGTCACCGACATGCTAATCTTCTGCTCGAGTTCTGGGGTCCACATAGGCTCGAGGGATTCACCGTACCGGCCCATATCGAAGAGGTTGTCGGATGCGTCGGTCCCGTCCAGGTTCGTGCACAGACTTCCGGTCGCATCCCACGAGCAAAATTCAGTCGGGATCATCGACTCGAGCCAAGATTTAACCTCGCCACCGACGCACATCTTCCCTTCGTTGGTGACGAGTGTCGGGACGCGCGTGATCTTCTTGGAAGGGACGCCATGTGTCGACACGTTATGGAACCTTACAATCTCCAGGAGAGACGGCTGTGTCTTGATGAATGCTATGATGCCCTGAGAGTGCTTGCACTTGTCGGAGTAGACCAGGAGGGCCATTTCTATCGACCAACTTTTTGGTTGGGAGGAAGGAGCGCGGGTCTCAATTTTTTTAGAGTTGAATAGTAATGAAGGATTACGTCATCCTGGTCCTCGTCGCCCTGGCCTTCTTGGCCGTCCTGAATGGGCAGGGCTCTCCCAAAGTGTCGACCTATGCCGTGTCTGACGTGGACCCCACGGCCCCCGTCCCGCCCGTCGTGGTGCAGGCAATCATCGAGAAGGTACTGGGTACCATGCCGGACCTGTCGCCCCTTGAGACCCTCTTCGTCAATATCCAGCCGGATGGCTCGTACAATTCCCGCTTCATGTTCTACAACACCAAGCACTTTTACGGGACCCAGTATGATGTCAACGCCAAGGTGGGTCAGGATGGCTCGGTCGAGATCCTGAAGATTGGAGACTCGGCCCAGATCGACCCGACCGCGGGCTACAAGCCGGACAGGTACCAGCCGTGGGTCGATGTCCAGAGCAACCTGGATACGCAGTTCAAGGGGGCTCTCGTCGGCTACAAAAACCAGCCGCCCCAGCCCAACCTGGCCAACATCACCAAGGCGTACGGACAGAACATGATCCTGAATGAGTCCAACCTGATGACGCGCTCGTAAGCTAGACTTGCTTTCTCAATGTTAATTAGATGAGCCTTTCGGCCAAACAAGTGGTGGCGGCCGAGAAGAAGCGCGCCGACGTCAAAAAGGAATACTACAAGGCTCTCCTTGAGCAATTTTGTAGGAAAATTAAGGCGGCCTCGGAGCTCGAACATAGGGAGGCGCTCCTCCAGGTCCCGCCGTTCCTCGTGGGCTTTCCCAAGTATGACCTCGCACAGACGGTCATGTACATGGCCAGACAGCTCACGAGGCTCGGGTACATAGTGACGGTCGCCGGTCCCCTGACCCTCAAGGTTCGATGGTACAAGACGGCCAATTTAGAATCAGAATTAGAAAAGGAGGAGGCCGATCCAGGGACTTTCCTCCCGAGTCTGGTCAACCTCCAGAAGACTGCGAACCAGCTGCGGGTCGTCAAGAAGGGACGGTGACGGTCTCATGCGCCTGCTGCGCGCCAATAAGATCTGCGATATTACCAGAACACAATGGACCTCCTAAACGAGTCCGAACGGCGCTTTACCAAAAAGCTATGTGACGCCATGGTTCCCGTGATGATTGAATCATTCTGGGAAATTTGGCTCGAGGCCAAGAAGGAGGCCCAGGGGAAGAACACGACCCGTGTGTTCCAGGAGCTCCTTCGCGGCGTCAAGACGTGGAACTCTTCAATCTCCCACAAGCACACCGAGGCGATCGTCAAGAATGATCCTCTCTTCCCGAACCTCCTGGCGGCCGTCTTTGTCATCCACGTCAAGATCCTGAGCGCGATCCGGACCGACAAGAAGTCTAAGAAGATTTGCATCAAGCTCCCGGCGAACGACCTCTTCGTCCAGGAGTGCTACGTGCGGTGCGCCAAGGACCTCTACGACTCCCCGAGCATCATCGTGGACAACAAGACCGAGGAGGAGCGCAACACGGAGCTCAAGCGTCGATTTTGCATTCAAATTGGGGACGTCATCGAGTCTCTCATCCCGACGGCCGAGATCCTAAACACCTACCTGCCCCTGCCGGCGGCCGGTGAGGACCTGAACATGGACCATGATGAGGAGGACCTAGAGGGCGAGGAGGATGTCCCGGACCTCGGGGAGCCGGAGGACGGCAGCGCGGACATGAGTGGTCCAGCGGACGGCCTTCCCCAGAACACCGGCAACATGGAGTTTGGAAAGACGCCGGGCGGCGTCGACACGGCCGTGACGGTCAACAACTCCCTGACGCCCCCGAGCGTTCCAGGAGGGACGCCGCCTCCAGCCGACGAGGGTGAGTCCCTGTTCGCTGATGCGCCGACCAAGATTAACAAGCTTGGCGCCTGAGCTCGCTAAAAACAATATCACCACTTACCAGAGATGGATCAGTACTTTCGCGAACCTTTCAGCGCTGCGGTCATCTCAGCGGCCGTCGTCGCGGCATACGTTTTCGTCAAAGGAAAGATGAATAATGAAGGAAAAACAAAGAATTCCGACTATTTCAAACCAGCCTTCCTCGTGGCCCTCCTCGTGTATTTCGTCGTGAGCCAGGGACAGGGCGACTCAGGACCGGTGATGAGGGAACCGTTCTAGAGGCCGACGAAATGAATCACGAGTCGCTGCGCGACTCGGTCTTTTGAGACTTAAGGATTACGCTTTTAATATATAAATAGATGACCACCAATCAGGCTTTTTCAGAGATGCAGTTGCAGTTCGCCACGGACTTGACCCAGACGTTCCCGGACGTCCCCAAGCCGCCCGTTGTCGATTGCCCTACATTTCTCAAACAGCTCGGCCCGTGGGCCACCCAGATGAACGCCAAGGACCCGGCGTTCTTCTGTTCCCAGAACGAGTTCACCAAGTCGTGGGGCCTCGATGAAATTTGGGCCCGCCCGGACTGCTCGGAGACGACCAAGCAGGCCATCTGGCAGTACATCCAGTCCCTCTACATGATCGGTACGACGATGAGTATGTTCCCTCCCGAGACTCTCAGCATGATTGAGTCGGTCGCTGAAAATTGCGCGAAGAATATGAAAACAAACCCGAACGGCCAGATCGATGAGGCGAGCCTGATGGCCGGTATGAACAGTATGATGGCCCAGCTCATGAGCGGGAACGGTGGTCTCGCGGGTCTGCTCGGAGGGGCGGGTGGAGCGGCACCGCAGATTGGTCAGGGTCGGAAGGCCCAGCCCCGCCGTCGGCCGAAGAAGTAGAGCAGGTTCCAATTTTTTTAAAGGTCTCTAGTAATAGATGGACCCTCGTGACGTCTTCAAGTCGGATGAGCTCCTGGAATTTTGGCCGACGGCGCATCAGTCCGCACGCGAGCGCGTCTCGGCGACGACCCGCTTCGTCCTGTACGCGGTGTGCGTTGTGTACCTGCTAAACAAGGACCCGCGCGTCTTTGCTCTCGGGGCCTTGGTGCTGGCGATCCTCTTTTACCTCTGGAATTCGAACATGATTTCGGATGGGAAGATGCGCGCGGCCAATGGGGACGCTCGCGCCTCATCCTTTCTCCGTTCGGATGTGACTCTCCCGACCTTCGACAACCCCATGGCGAACGTGCTCTTGAGCGACTACGTGGACAACCCAGACCGCCCCTCGGCCGCGTGGTACCCCAGCATGCGCACCGAGGTCCAGCAGCAGTGGAGCGTGATTCACCCGTTCGAGCGTCAGCGTGACGCCGAGCGCAATTTCTACACCGTCGCGGCCTCGACCATCCCCAACGACCAGACTGGCTTCGCACAGGCCGCCTTCGGCAAGCCGTTCGCACCCAAGTGCCACGACCAGGGCGGAGCCGCTTGTGACCCTGACCGCTTCTACTCCACGTTCCCCGAGCGTGTCCAGATGGAGGCTGGCAATGGCCGTTAAAAAATCTAGACACAAGGTAAAGAGAATGATTCTCGACACGACCCCCCTGACCCTTGAGAAGAAGGTTTGGTACGGCCCGGCTCAGGTGGTCCTTGCCGACAAGACGGAGGTCGAGAGCGGCCTCCGTGTGGAGCCCACGACCGCATGGAAGAAGGGCTGGTCCGAGCAGGCCTATGACTTCCCCAACACGTACGTGACTTTGCCGATCCGCTACATGACGTGGGATCCGGCGAGCACCTTCGTGGAGGATCAGAATAACCGTTTCGCTCAGCGCTACTTTTCCAAGAATGGGAACACCTGGTCTCGCTAAAAAATGTAGAATAAGAGTAATATATGGACCCACTCGTCTTGGCATCCATTGTAGGTCTTGTGTTTGCCGGGAAGACTCTGGCGGATCGGGATGAGGCCAAGTCTTCATCCTCCCGTCAGCCCCTGCCAACCACGAAACCCCTGACCCGTCGTCAGATTGATATGATGGCTCACCCGGCCGATCACTCAGCCGACTATTTCGATCTCAAGAATACGACGCCCGACTTTGGTCGTCGCGTCGGTGATTGGCGTCTCCAGCGCAAGGATGCGGTCGCGAACCTCCAGGATGTGACGCCGACGAATTCCCGTTTCCCGTACGGCCAGCCCGTCTACGACCTGTACAACCGCGAATACATCACGAACAAGATGAACAACGTGTCGCCGCTCGAGGCGCCCATGAACGTCGGGCCGGGTCTGGGCGTCGGTCCGGACGTTCGCGCGGCGGGTGGTTTCCAGGACTACTTCCGTGCTTTGCCCGTCAATATCAACGAGGAGAAGCTCACGACCCTCGAGGGCCGTCCGGGACCCTCCTCGTACTTCGTCAAGAACGGTGGCGCCGGTGGCATCGGCGACATCACACACCAGGCGGCGGCGACCAAGGCGGCCTTCCGTGCTCCAGGCGCCTATGGTGGTGGCGGCGCTCAGAGCGCCCTGGTCGGCCCCGAGGGTCGCCCGAACTTCCTCAAGACGAAGAAGATGACTATTCGTGGCGAGACTGGTCTGCGAACGGACACCCTCTCGGACGGCCCGCCGCAGTACAACGTGTACCAGCCGTACGCCGAGGCCAAGGGCGCCTACACGGACACGACTTTGACCCGCTCGTCTGGTTACCGTGCGAAGCAGGACCGTCCAGGAAACGGCGCCCGTATGAACGTCCGCCAGGACCCAGTCAACATGGTCGGCGGCGGGACCCAGTACCGTGCAGAGTCCAAGCCGGTCCAGCCCGGACCCATGGCCATCACTGGTTCCAACCAGGGCCGTGGTATCCTGCCCCCCGAATTCGATGACCCGCTCAACGAATTCAAGTCGAACCCGAACCCCCGGGCCCAGACGGACTTTTTGGATATCGCTATTCAGCAGCTCGAGAAGAACCCGCTGGCCTATTCCCTGGCGGCCCCCAAGCAACCGGACGTGGCGATGGGGACGACCCCTTTTGTGACGGTCCAGTAGGACCCTGCGGTCCTCTCCTTTAAAAAAATATGCGACCTCTAGTAAATGAGCGGAGGCGTTGTTCAGCTCGTTGCAGTCGGCCCTCAGGACGCGTGGCTCACCGGTAAGCCCGAAGTTTCCTTTTACCGGTCCAACTACAAACGTTACACCCATTATGCCAACTCTGTGGAGCGCCAGGTGATTCAGGGCGCCCCGATCGCTGGCGGTATTTCGACGATTCGTTTCGAGAAGAAGGGCGACCTTCTGTCTTATGTGTACCTGACGGCCCTCGACTCCAACGGCGCCCACCTGGTCAACACGGACTGGACCAAGATCATCGACAAGGTCGAGCTGTACATCGGCGGCCAGGTGGTCGACACCCAGGACATCGAGTACATGACCGACATCGAGCCCATCACCGGCGCCCAGAACTTCTCCCAGCGCTACCTGAATAACAACTCGACCACCTTCAACAACCAGAAGAACTCCATCCTGCCCCTCAAGTTCTTCTTCTGCAAGGACTGGTCCGTGTGCCTGCCCCTGATTGGCCTGCAGTTCCACGAAGTGGAGGTCCGCATCACCTGGTCGACCTACCTGTCCCAGACCATCACCATCGGCAACACGACCACCCCGGCCCTGCCGACCTTGCCGGCCGCGACCATGAACATCGTCTCGGACACGGTGCTCTCTTCCAACCTGGCCAACCTGTACGTGTCACAGACGACCGGCCCCCTGTTCCCGGGTATGCTCGTGGTTGGCCCCTCCTCCAACCTGCAGACCAACGTGGCCGTCATCCAGTCCTTCTCGAACACCTTCTCACCGGTGTCTGGTCAGGGCTACTTCTCGAACGTGGTTGTTTCCTTCGCCAACAGCGCCGCCTCGAACATCGCCTCGATCTTCTACACCGGCAACACCGCCAGCGTGTACCAGCCCCTCGTGTCGGCCCAGGTCGCCTCCTACACCGCCCAGGCGACCGCCGCCACCTCCACGACCCTCGTGGTCACCGGACAGACCAGCCAGGTGGGGTCGGCCATTTCCGTCGGTCAGTACGTTGCGGGTCTGCCCATCACCGGCCCGGTCTACGTGTCGAACGTGTACCTGTCGAACGTCGTCGTCTCATTCCCCTCCCAGACCGTCCCGGCCGGTATCATCCCGACGAGCACGACCATCTCCTTCTTCACCGGCACCGCCCAGACCACCACGGCCTACTCGTCCCTGCAGTTCCAGTGCTGGTCGAACTTCGTCTACCTGGACCAGGGTGAGCGTGACCACTTCGCCAAGGTTCCCCAGGACCTGCTCATCACCCAGGTGCAGCGCGTCGTGCTCGGCACCAACCCCATCCAGGAGTTGGCTCTGGCCCAGCCGGTCAAGTTCCTGGCATGGCCCTCGGTCAACTACCAGCAGATTTACGCCAACGGCGCCGGCTCTGCGACCGCCCTGCAGTACCAGCTCAAGACCCAGGTGAACGGCGTGGATGTGGGCGACTCGCGCTCGCTGATCCACTGGACCGAGGTTCCCCAGTACTACAACACCCCGTACGGCTACGTGCACAACAACACCACGGCCAACGTCGCGATCATCTCGTACTGCCTGGACACCTCCAAGCTCCAGCCGACCGGCACCCTCAACTTCTCCCGCCTCGACACGTACCGCCTGGTCGTGCCCCCGACCCTCACGGGCGGCGTGGGTGCCCTCTACAACAGAAATATCACCAGCGCCTACCCGACTCCTTACTTGTATGCGGTCGGATTCAACGTGCTCCGCATCGAGAACGGCCTCGGTGGCCTCCTTTACAGCTCTTAGACGCGAAATGATTCCGCTAATTTTACCCTAAAAATATAGAAAGAATGCGCCTGTGGATATTGGCGTTGATTGCATGCCTGGTCTTTGCCAGTACATACAATCCACGAACCGGTAATCTGAATAAATTTTTAAAAGACGCGGACAACAGCCCAAGTTTTTCTGGTCCCCAAGTCTCAGTAGAGGATGACGACCCCGAGCCGTCCTCGAGTGCCCCCAGGGTTCGAACCAAGAGAGAGGCATAAAGCCATAGCCATCCCTATGAGCGTCATAGAAGGCGTCCCGCACTTTTTGATCGTCCACGACCGGCGCTACCGCGAGTGGACCTTCGTCACAGGTGGCTGCCGGCGCCGTGAAGTCTACAACCCGCTTCGGTGTGCGGTCCGTGAACTCGAGGAAGAGTCCCGCGGCCTCATAAATTTGAAAAAGGGTTCGTATTCCTATTTCAAATTTACGACCGACACACCCGAGCCGCGTGACGTGGACGACGGCGTGACGGTCCTGAACCACTACCACGTCTACCTCTTCAACTTGCCCATGACCTCGACTGAGCACAAGAGCACCATCCGACGTTTCATGGAGGAGAAGCGGAGGATGGAGGGTGGCGAGGTGGCGTTTCGCAAAAACTACGACGAGAACGACGAGTGCCGTTTTGAGAATATCGAGAGCATCGGCCGGTGCCCGAACCTCTGGCCGATGATACGCAAGCACGTCCTCGGGAACCAGGAATTCCACCAGGCCGTCCAGACGACCCATTGGACACCGTTTAACCTGAGGGAATAGGTCACCAGTTCCCCGCGCCGCAGGAGCCAGAAAAAGTCCTTCAGACTTTACAGATGACGAGAAGCAAGCTCGACCTCGCGACCATCCTGGCCAAGCTCCGTGGAGACAACTCGAACCCCGAGGTTCTCGCAAAGGAACTGACCCTCATGAAGCTGTGCCATGAGATTCAGAAGATTGAAGAGGCGCGGGAGCAAGACGAGGCGGCGCAGCCGGCTCAGATCCAGGAGGACGAGGAGGTGAAACAGCCCGCCGAGCCCCTGACCAAGAAGGAGGAGAAGATGATCGAGGAGATCAAGGCACCGGCCGAAGCAGATACAAAGGAGAAAAAACAGACTCACATTTTGTCGTGGTTGCTGGACTCGAGTGAGGATGAGTCTTAAAACCAAACCGCGTTTAAACCCTAATGTCCAAGGAAACTTCCAGTTCCGTCTCCAAGTGGCGAGTCCCAAAGGGTCCCGCGACCCATGTCCTCATGTCAGGTGGCATTCTTCACGTTCCGGATTCGGAGATTGAAGAATTTCACAGAGCCTATATCGACTCGATCAATTCTGGATTGAAATTGTTCGTGGTCGAGCAGAAGACGGACCGGTTCAAGTTTTTCGTGGACCTTGATTACAAGGCTCCCGAGAAGTTGTCCGATGAGGACCTAAACCAATTTTGTTCCATAATTGATGAAGTCGTCGGGTCCAAGTGTCTGGTGGCCCGGGCCCAGGTTCGGCAGGTCAAGGGTGATGATGGCCAGCCGACCCTGAAGAGTGGGGTCCACCTTCATTGGCCGACCGTCATTGTGGACCGGACCAGGGCTCTCAATTTAAGATCAAAAATCATCGAAAGTCTGGGACCCGGACCATGGGACAAGGTGATTGATGCCTCGGTCTATGGAGGGTCCGGTCTTCGGATGCTCTGGTCCCACAAGAAACCCTCGGGTGACCCATATGTCCCTGTGGACCCGGCCTATGGGCGGACCCCAGAGACTTTGGAATTGTTTTCGGTCAGGACAATTCAATCCCAGGCCAATTTTGGATTAGAATTGGGAGGTGGGGAGGTGGAGACGGGTCCCCTCCAAGACTATGTCCGGAGGTACATGGCCGGTCAGGAACGGACCCGTGTCAAGCGGGTCCAGCGTCATGAGCACGATGGCTGGTACGTCCAGACCGACTCCAAGTATTGTGAGAACATCCGACGGGAACACAAGTCGAACCACGTATGGTTCACGATCAAGACTGGACGGATCGCTCAGCGGTGCTTCGACGAGGAGTGCACCGAGTTCAGGGGTCGTGAACATAATCTCCCTCCAACAATAGTAGAGCAACTCAAGGATGTTGCTATTGTGGGTAGTCCTGTTGGTACTTTTCTGGTGGATATTCTTCCCGATGGGCCCAAAGGCGCGTTTCAAAAAGTACGAGAAGATGGTCCATCCGTACTCGGGACTGGACCCGGTAAACTGGAGTCGTTTTTTGGACAATCTCCACGCGTTCGAACAGTTGGCTTCGAGTGTTGGCTGGGCCAACCCGAGTCGGGATGATCCCTCGAGCCAAATAGATGATGGCGCCGGTGCGCTGTATGCCGCCATAGAAGCCATCAGGGACCTGGGTCTCGGACTCAGACGTGCGGACGACACGCATATCCAGGAGGAGCTAGCCGGCATCTCATTCCAACTGGCCATCGAGGGTGAGACAATTTTGAATCAAAATGCAGTCTCACAGGGAGTTTACTTCTTCCCAAAGTACTTAAACGATACGATGCTAGACTTTCCAGAACATGTCACGAAAGACCCAGGACCGGTCAAAAGCCACGGACAATAAAACCGAGACTGCCGCCTCGACCGTAGAGGCCGCCACCCCCGAGACCCGAACCAAGTCCGGTCGCGTTTCCAAGCCCCCCGTGAGATACGAGCCCATCGAGAAGGTCGAAGACGACTACGGCACGGACGACTACGATTCTGACGAGTCCGATATTGACTCGAACTTTGAAGACGATGACGAGGAGGAGGAAGATGACGAGGATGATGCTGACGATGATGGAAATTTGGATGGATTTGTTGTAGCAGATAAAAGTGAGAGTGATGATACTGAGAGTGAAGACGATGGAAAACCTGCCGTTCCTGTCAAAAAGCGAACCCCCGTCAAGAAGCGCCCAGTTGCCGCCCCCCGAAAGCGCTGAGCCAGAGAGTCACGGGGCGGCGATGTGGGAACCTGAGGAGGATGCGCCCCGTCAGCGGTTCGTTCCGATGTTCGCGCCTCCTCAGAAAAAGGACCCGTTCGCAGCACTCAAGGAGAATCATGTAGCATTGATTCTACTTGGTATTGTCATTGGGGTTATCATCATGAATATGAGGCCCATCATCGTCAACTCGGGAGGGGCTATTGCGAAGTAGTAGGGTACAAGGGCGCCTTTTTCACATAATCATCATTTCCAACAAAATCACCAATTGGACCCGTGCGATTTTGGTAGACATCCTCCTGGAGGAAGCCTGTCCACACATTCACACGTGTCTGATCTGCCGGCTCCATATCGCGAAACACAGTAAATGCGGGTGCGTTAGGGTCGGCCGGTGGTCGGCTCGTGACGACCGGCACGACTCCCTTGAACAACAACCATCCAAGGAACGCAATGACGAGGACGGCCGCCAGTGGCATCACCTGCCCCTGCTGCAATAGATAAAAACTACTCAAAATCATCATAGAACCAGCAATTGCCAAGAGCACCAATTGGCCCTTGGGAAGTGACTGGAAAACCATATTTCGGCCCGTCTAGTATTTATAGATATTTTAAGCGGTCGGGGCCTCCTGGTCCGGAACCTCGTCGTCACCCTCCTGGATGGTCGTGATGGTCAGCGTCTTCGCCGCATCAGCCTCGCGGCGCTTCAGGACCTCGGCCGCCACACGGATGTCCGCCTTGGCCACCAGCTCGTCCATCGTCGCCTCCGGGAACTCCTTCTTGAGGTCCTCCAGGAACTCTGCCGGGTGAGGGATCGGCGGCACGTCCGGCTTGGTGTAAAACTTGGAGTTCTCATCGGCCGGGTCGATGTACGGGAACTCGCCCTCCTGAGGCTTGGCCATCATATCGCGCTTGCGCTTCTCGAACATCGCCGCGGCCTGCGACTGGTTCGCGCGGTACTTGGTCATAATCTCCTCGAGCTTGTCGTTCTGGTAGTGGGTGTCCTCGATGTGCTCGCGGTCCGGGGGAATCAAAAGCCACTTGTACATATCGACCACATAGATGTCGACGATCGCATCCTCCTTCTGGAGACGCTTGGCATGGGTCCCGGCCTCATCGCGGGTCGGGAAGCACCCGCGGATCTTCATACCGAACTTCTCATTCTTCTGGGGGAGGTCCGGGCCGACGAAGGAGACGCACGCAAAAAGCTGGCCAGGGACAGTCAGGTAGTCGGAAGTGAGTTCTGCGGACATATAAAAGAGACGTGCGTTTTTCTTTTAACTAACGAAACGCAAGACGAAATGGATCAACTTCGCCAACTCCACAACTCTTGCAAACGCGAACTCATTTCGCGCTGGGTCCCTCGGCGGTCGCACGTTCTCGATTGTGGTTGTGGCCGCGGCGGCGACTGGCACAAGTGGAAGGCGGTCAACGCCCGGGTCAGCGCCATCGACCCTGACGAGGAGTCACTCAACGAAGCCGAGGCCCGGGCGATGGACATGAACTTTGGGGTCTGGTTCCTGGGTACCGGAGACATCCGCGCGGCGGCATTCGCCGGCCCGTACGACGTCGTCTGCTACAACTTTTCCCTGCACTACATCTTCGAGAACCCCGAGACATTCAACCAGTCCATCAAGGCTCTGGCGGTCGCGGTCAAGCCCGGAGGTCTCCTGATTGGCGTCACCCCAGAGAAGGCCCGGGCCGAGGCGATGGTCGACCAATTCGGCCACTTCAAGGATGCCCTGGGGAACGAGTTTGCGTTCGTCCACATGAACTCCAGGCTCCTGGTGCGCCTGGCCGACGGTCCATTCTATGCCGATGGTGGCCGGGAGGAACCAATTTTGGATTCAAATGTGTTGGTCAAGGCCTTGATAGATGTTGGGTTCGAACTGGTCCAGTGGGAGCCCATGATCGACCGACCCAACGGCCTCATCTCGGACCTCTACAGCAAATTCGTCTTCAGGAAGCGCGAGTCCCCCCTCTTTTCTCAGCCTATGGTAGAGCCATGTGGCAATGGATCATTGTCGCAATCCTATTTGTAATATTCCTGGCGATCGTCATTACACACAAGGAGCCCCAGATGCTGACGGAAATCAAAGCCAAGTACTGGGCGGTCCTGGATATGCTCAGGGCGACGGGAGACCCCGCATGGCACGGGGTCCTGCGACCGGCGATCCTCACGGGGATGGTCGGGTGGACCAAGGACAAGGGGCCTATAGGATCGAACGTCAACAAGGGGTATGAGATTTACCTGTGCCTGGATGGCGACGACGTCAACTCGGCGATGTACGTCCTTATTCATGAGCTGGCCCACATGTCCGTCCCGGAATACGATCACACGTCGGATTTCTGGAAGAAATTTGAGGAACTCAAAGAGTTGTGTATCAAGAATAAGTTATATGTAAAGGGCGGGGAGAGGCAGTACTGCGGGGACACTGTTAGGGGGTAAAAGCCAAGTCGCGCAGCGACTTGTGGACGCGTCAGCGGCCCCTGAATTTCATTTCAAAATTGAGACCCATGGAGGTCCCGGGAAACAGAGGAACCTTCGGTCCCTCTGGTTACTTCTCAACCATGTACTTCTTCGCAAAGTAGTACAGGATTGCGGCAATCAGGGCGGTCACGGCCAGTCCCGTCAGGGACACCTCGCCGGACTCGGCCACAAACTTGGGGACCATGGTCCGCAGACGGCTCTGGACCGGCTTGGAGAAGGCGATGACGGCCGCGACACCCGCGATGGCCGCCTGGAACTGGTCGTCGGTCAGACCGAAGGGGTTCGCGGACGCCTTCTTGGACTTGCTGGGGCGCTCCACCATCGGCGCCTGCTGGGGCGGCCCCATCATCTCGTT